GAGCAACACGGGAGGGTCGTTGACGCTCCAGATAGATGCGGCGGGGATCTTCACGCTGACGTAACGGAGGACGGAAGACGGATAACGGAAGACGGATGACGGAAGACGGAAGACGGAGGACGGTCTTCCGGCTAAAGCCGGTAAGAGGAATGACCAGATTATGACGGAGGAGAATACCCCATACAACGCGGGCGATCCTCAGCATGTAGCCAGGCGCGAAAGGGGCTGGAAGACGCGGGACCTGCTAAAGAAAGCGGCGCTGCGGGGCCTGATGGGCGCGCCCGAGGGTCGGATGTGGATGTGGGACCTGCTTACCATGTGCGGGGTGTATCACAGTTCGTTTTCGGTCGAGGCGCTCGCAATGGCGTTTAATGAAGGCAGGAGGACCGTTGGGAACTTTCTAATAGGCGAGATCAACCGGTTGAGCCCGGAGCTTTATATGAAGATGGCGGTGGAGAACGAGGAGAGAACTCGTGAATCATGAATCGTGAATCGTGAGTAGAAAAAAATAAAGAACAAATGGGTTCTTTGCCAGTCACGATTCACGATTCACGATTCACGATTCACGGCTCTTAGACGGGGTCCGCTTTAGCCCGGCCAGGCGAGAGCGGCGAATAGAACAGAAAGGCGCAATCGGGTGCCCGATCACTCGATATGCGCCTTTTTTGTTGCCCCCGCGACACTATGCAACATGATACAACAGGACGAAACACGATGCAACGACATCTTAAACTTATTCACGACCTCTTCAAGGGCAAGCCGGCCCATCTTCGCAGTCCGCAGTGGCATAGGGTCGAAAAAGAACACCTGGAGAAGGAGCCTGAATGTCAGTGGTGCGGGGGGACTGTGAGGGTGCAGGTGCACCACATAGCGCCGTTTCATCTTGCGCCGGCATTGGAGCTGGACCCGAAGAACCTCATCGCGCTGTGTGAGGAAGGGGGATACCTCAACTGCCATCTCTTTCACGGGCACAACGGGGATTGGAAGAGCTTTAACGATAAGGTGCGGGAGGAATGCACGGAGCATCAGAAATCACCGGACAGGCAGGTTCTGGACGTTATCAGGAAAGAGGACCCAGACCTGTTTGAATTCGTAACGAGAGCCAGACTTAAAAAGAAGCTTGAAAGGAAGCAAGATGCCTGAAGAGACCACAAGCGCGATCAACAGCGCCGCCGTGGAAGACGGCGCTACCAAGACGGCCGAGCAGACGGCTCAGACGAATATCCTGGGCGATGCTGCCGACAAGACCGCAGAGACAAAGCCGGGGAAGACGGAGGACGGCGGACAGAAGACGGGGGACGGAGAAAAGAAGCCGGAGGAAAAGCCGGAAGAGAAGCCCGAGGAGAAAAAGCCCGAGGCCAAAGCGCCCGAGGAGTACGCGGAGTTCACGGTCCCTGAGGGGACAACGCTCGATGAGAAAACCGGGGCTGAGTTCAAGGTGATAGCCAAAGAGCTGGACCTGACTCAGGAGCAGGCGCAAAAGCTGCTCGATTTCGGAGGGGAAAAACTCCGGGCGCAGATCGAGGCCCCCTACAAGCTGTGGGCTGAGACCCAGGCGAAGTGGCAGGCCGAGGTGAAAGCGGACAATGAGATAGGCGGTACGAAGTTCGAGCAGAGCATAAAAGATGCCGCTCAGGTCTTTGTGCCGGGTGAAAGTAACCCGTTCGTCAAAACCGACGCAGAGGCCAAGGCCTTGCGTGAGGCGCTAAACATGACGGGCGCGGGGAACAATCCCGCAATGGTGAAGTTTTTCGTCAAGATTGGGAAGGTTCTTGCCGAACCGGGATCTCTTTCCGGAGGACCGGTGCGAGACAAGAAAGACACCCTTCTTGCGCAAATGTATCCGACGATGAATGAAGAAGGTAAGGGGTAAGGGGTAAGGGGTAAGGGGTAAGGGGTAAGGGGTAGAGATGACCCAGAACCCAGGCGCCGCCTCTGACCCATAACCCATAACCCATAACCTTTGACCTTAAAAAGGAGTTTCAACATGCCTGGCGGCGGTGGAGCAACCATAGGCCCTGTGGCCTTGACACTGGCGGATTGGGCCAAGCGGATAGATGATGACGGAAAGATTGCCGAGATCATCAATCTTTTGTCCCAAACCAATGAAATCTTAGACGACATGCTCTGGGTGGAGGGAAATCTTCCGACCGGGCATAAAACGACAATCAGGACGGGACTCCCGAGCGCTTACTGGCGCCTGCTTAATCAGGGCGTTCCGAGGGGCAAATCGACCACAGCTCAGATTCTTGAGAGCTGCGGGATGCTCGAAACTTACAGCGACATCGATGTGGACCTGGTGGCATTGTCCGGAAACGACCGCGCCTTCAGGCTGTCCGAAGAGCTGGCGTTTCTTGAGGGCATGAACCAGCAGATGGCCGGCACGATCTTCTACAACAACATCACCTCGACGCCTGCGGCTTTCATGGGTCTTTCGCCGAGATATCCGAGCATATCTACGGCAACTTCCCAGACGGCGAACAATGTGCTGAATGCCGGCGGAACAAGTTCCACGTGCACGAGCGTGTGGCTTGTACATTGGGGGCCGATGTCGGTACACGGGATTTTCCCCAAGGGTCAGAAGGCGGGTTTCCGGCAGGAGGACATGGGCAAAACGCCTGTGTACGATTCAAACTCCAATCCGTACTACGCCTGGCGGACCCATTACAAATGGGACGCGGGGCTTGTGGTGAAGGACTGGAGGTATGCGGTCCGGATCGCCAACATCGATGTCAGCACGCTTTCGGGCGGGACGCCTCCCAACCTCATAAACCTCATGATCCGCGCGATTCACAGGCTGCCGACCCAGCCGGCCCGGGCCGGAAACGTGCAGACGAGCGACGCTCCAAGGCTCACCCTTGGGCAGGCGGGCTTTTACTGCAACCGCGCGATTTCCACCTGGCTGGATATTCAGGCGGTAAACAAGACGAACGTGCTGCTTCGGATGGAGGAGTTCGACGGAAAGCCCGTGACCACATTCAGGGGCATTCCGATCAGGACCTGCGACCAACTACTCAACACGGAGACGGCACTCACGTAAAAAGCAGGCTGAAGGTAGATAGGCTGAAGGCTTTTAGGTACTGCCTAACAGCCTAACAGCCTTCAGTCTTCAGCCTAAAAGGAGTTTGAGATGATAATGGACGGACTTTTGATTTTGGACGGGACCGTGTCCGCAACGGGCGTGTTTTCCGGGACTTCGGTTAATTCCGGGACCACGTTTGTAAGCGGCGGCGGCGGGACCACATCTTACAACATCATCGATGTCAGCCAGCTTGGGGCATCGGCCAAAGGGTACGGCCGAGACCTCGGTATTGGCGAGCCCCTGGAGCTTGTCGTAATGGCGACCGTGAGCTTTACCGGATCAAGCTCAACACTGACGGTGAACCTGCAGTACGCGCCTGACAACAATGGAGTACCCGGATCGTGGGTCACGGTAGCCTCAAGCGTTGCATTCACGCTCACCCAGCTTACCCTGCCCGCAACCGGTATGGGGGTCGAGTTGATGAGGATCAAGCTCCCGCCCATGACGCCTTCGCCGGCCACGGGCAGCGCGATGGTGAAGTACATTCAGATGCTGTACCAGGTGAGCGCGGCCAACATGACGGCCGGCGCGATCGCGGCTTTCATCGTGCTCGACAAGACGGCCCTGGGTCCGGGACTGGGATACCAGAGCGGGTATTCGAACCTGTATCTTTAGGAGACGGGTAATGGGTACGGGGTAAGGGGTAAGGGGTAAACCCATAACCCATAACCCCTGACCCCTGACCTGCATGGAGCGAAGCGGAATGGCCAAGTACAAACTTTTGGAAAGGGCGTTCATCCATCAGCGGCTGTGGGAGGAAGGCGAGATTGTCGAAGTGGATGACAACCTCATGCCGGGGCCGCATATGGTTCCTCAGGATTCGGCGGCCAGGGCGGCGATGAAAAAGTACGGCGTCGTAAACGGGCCGCTTCCGAACCCTGTGGATGAACTCACGCGAGATGTGAGGAACTTTGGCGCTGCGCCGCAGGAAGTGAAATCCGGGATGGCGTCGAGCGCGTAAACAGAAGTCGGAAGACGGAGGTAGGAAATCCGCCATCTGTCCTCTGATCTCCGATTTCCGTAAAAGGAGTGAGCAAATGCCTTCAATACCGATAAATTTTCAGAATAATGTGATCCCGCCCATGAGCAATCTGGATGCCACCGGACGGGTGCTGGTCACGACCGAGGGCAACAAAAACACTTACCGCTATGCGAGCGTGGGCAACACGCTCTACAGCACGGCGGCTGCGGTCCTCGTTGAAATCCAGGGATCGGCCACAATGACCGTTCGCGTGAAGCGCATCTCCATCTGGTCCATCGTTGCCGCGACCGCAATTGAAGCGGACCTGACGCTGCTCAGATGTACGGCGATCTCTGCATCCGGGAGCGCAACGGCGATTACGGCCGGGAAGCATGACAAAAGCGATCCCGGGGCCACAGCCTTGGTAAATACCTACGCGGCGGCGGCTCTTGCCGGGACCGGTCATGCGATCATCGGGGCGGCGCCTTTGTCCCTCGGTGTGCTGGCCTGTTCGGCGACCGTGTGGGATTTCTGCCGGAGCTGCGACAAGCCGTTGATCCTGCGCGGGACCGGGGATGTTATCCAGGTCTACAACAACACCCTGACGCTCGGGACTGCGACCTACG